CGCATCCGGCGCACATTGCGCGGGGAAAAGCCTGTGCGGTCAGGGAAATTCGCCTGCAAAAACTCTGCCGCTGCGACCGCTGCGCCTTTCTCCGGGCGCTGGCTGATGGCCTTGCCGATGGCGTATACTTCATCCATCTGCGGAAGATTCTGCGCAAGAATTGCGGTCAATTCCCTATGCATTGTGCCGTAATCCACAGGTTTTCTGACGTTCATGGCTTCTCCTTTCCGCGCTGACGCGCATCGTATATTTCGTCGTTTTGCGAATAGCCTGCTACAATATTTTGTGGTATGATTGCCACGTTCGTTTGATTCTTGTGAGGGAGGAGCAGTCATGCAGTATACCGATAACGAAGCCGCCCTGATCGGCGGCCTGATCTCAACCTATTTCTTTCAGCCTGCCGTGTCCGCATCTTTGAAGGACGCTTACAGCCGTGTTTTGGAGCATCTGCATCAGAATGCTCTTACTTCTTCTGACCTGCAGCAGATCCGAAAGGCTGTGAATTTTCTGATGCCCATGTGCCAAGCAAACCGGCAGACGCAGCGGGAACTTATGGGTGTCAATGCAAGGACAACAGCGCTTCTGAATGGCTCACGGTAATCGTGGATAACGTAAAAGGCACGACGCTTGGTCGTGCCTTCGCTGTATGTTTTTGTTGACCGCTTCATTCAGCTGGTGCGGCTTTCCAGTGCTCTTTTTTGAAGTGGACTTTGTGGTAAAGACTTTGCTTGCCCACACAAAGAGGTGCAGCACGGAATCGAACAGGGAATCTTCTTTTACTCATTTATCGTTTGCTTGATTTCCGCGCCTCCCTTGATCCGTACCAGAATCTCGTCGGCGGAGAGGACTGTCACGCGCTCTACGATCTGCCGGACGGCGTTTTCGTTCCATTCTGTGATCGTGGATGCGGTGTTCTCTATAGCTTGCTCTGCCTGCTTCATGCGGGTGCTGACGCGGTCTGCGTCGGCACTGCCTTGCAGGATCGCTTCTTTCTGCTTTTTGAGTGCTGTCTGCTCAGCCAGGATTTCAGCGAACTGTGCGTTGCAGGCTTCTTTATCCTCGGCATCAATGGCTTCCGCCAGCAGGCACTGGAACTGCTCGTCGAGCTGCGCCAGCCGTTGTTCGATATCGGAAAGGCTCATGGTCTGACCCTGCACCGGCAGAAGCTCTAAGGAAACTGCATTCTTGATAAGGTCGAGCAGGGCCGGTTTGTTGCTCATGGCGGAGTTGATTGCCGCCAGAATCGCATTTTGCAGCGGGATCTCCCGCAGAGTGGGGGACTCGTGACAGTATTTCTTGCCGTATTCCAAGCGGCTGATGCAGCGCCATTCGTGATAGATATTTCCCTTTACATTTCGCGTTTTGCGGCGATAGAGTGTGCCGCATTCGCCGCAGAACAGCCTGTCGGATAAGGCATACTTGCTGGTGTAGCAGGAGCGCCCGGTGACCGCCTCCTTGGACGGGCTGCGCAGGGCGCTCCGTCTTGCCATTTCAGCCTTCACCGCATTGTACTGCTCCCTGCTGACGATGGCTTCGTGGTGATCTGGCATATAGTACTGCGCCATCTGGCCGACATTTTTGACGATCTTCTTGCTGATCACATCCGTGCAGAAGGTCTTTTGCAGCAGCACGTCGCCGCAGTACTTTTCATTGGTCAGGATGCCTTTTATAACGGAGATCGACCAGTCGGCTGTGCCAAGGACGGTCTTGATCTGGTTTTCCTCCAGCCAGTCCTTCAGATTGCGCAGGCTTGCGCCGTCCTTGTATCGCTCATAGATCTCGCGCACCACCTCTGCCTGTTCCGGGATGATGCAGAATTTCCCGTCTGCATCTTTTTTGTAGCCGTAAAGCCAGTGACAGGGAATTTTGAGCGTTCCGACCTTTGCGTGCATCTGCCGGCCACGCCGGATGTTGTCGGAAATGGATTCGCTTTCGGACTGGGCCATTGCGCCGTACATCGTGATCATGAACTCGCTGTCCGGCGGCAGAGAATTGACATTCTCCTTCTCAAAGAGGACACCAATGCCAAGCTGTCGGAGGATGCGCGTGTAGTTGATGCAGTCCAGCGTGTTGCGGGCAAATCGCTGGATGGACTTCGTAAGGATGAGGTCGATCTTTTTCTGCTTGCACTGGCGGATCATGCGAAGGAACTCTGTGCGCTTTTTTGTAGATGTACCGGTAATGCCTTCGTCTGCGAAGATCCCAGCCATTGTCCATTCTTTGTTGGACATGATCTTGTCCGTATAATACTCGCACTGCGCTTCGTAGCTGCTGGCCTGTTCTTCTTCCTTGGTCGAGACGCGGCAGTATGCCGCAACGCGAAGCTGCTTTGTGACCGCAGCCGTTTGCTGCAATTCTGGTTTTGGTGGGATTATAATGATGCGCTGCTTTTCATCTGTCATACCAAATCGCCCTTTCCGATGATCTGTCCGTTCTTAAGCTGCAGCCGCACGTCCTGTCGCGTCACCAGCACGGTGGAGACAGTGCTTTGCAGCAGTTCCGCGTTGAGTTCTGCCGTGCATTCAAAAGCGGTGAACAGCCGCCGCAGGCGCTCGGTTTCGTATTCTTCATTGCCAATGGCATCGTATTGTTCCTGTGCCAGCTTGCAGATCAGGCTTCTGGCAGCGTCCTCGTCGAGTGGCTGGGTGTTCAGGATGTCATCCAACTCAGCTTGCGTATTTGTATGCGTCGGTTTGGGTGTTCGCTCTGGCTGCGTGATGCGCTCCGGCTGTTCTGTCAGCCTGCCAAGCAGGCGCGTGACCTGCTGCTCGATTTCCGACGTAGGCGGCTTGGAGCAGACCCGCTTAAGCGCTTTCTGCGCAGGCGTTCGCTCCGGCAGGCGCTGCTTGGTCTGACGTTTTGTGGATGCCGCTTCAAATAATGCAGTATCGACCAGCTTTGGATAATCGTCTGCGCCGGTGTATTTGTCATTCTCTAAGATCCGTGCGACCATGTTCTTGTTCCAGCTCTTGCCCTCGTCATAGGTGGGGCCGGTTTTGTTCATCTGCGCTGCGATCTCCTTCAGCGATGCGCCGAGCGTATATTGCAGGAAAATGTCTTGCACGGCTTTGGCTTCCGGCTCGTTCCGGACGATCTCGCCCATGCGCATCTGATAGCCAAACGGCAGCTTCCGATTTCCCATTACCGCTTTGTCCTCTCAATCTGTTCTGTCAGCTCCAGCCTGTTTTTCAGGCGGAACCGCAGGCGCCCGTTGCTGTCCACGATGATTTTGTCGACAAGCGCATCGAACAGCTCCGCATCAAAGCTGTCGAGGAAATCCGGCCCGTCCTCCAGCGCGTCCATAAGATCACGGGTGCGGTCTGCCAGATTGTCGCTGTCGGTGTCGAGAAGCCTTGCTTTTTCCTGTTTCAGCCTGCGGAGCTGTTCGTTAAGCTTGTTGTTGGAAGATATAAAAGTATCAGGATCAACGCCGCCAGTCTGTTGAAGCTGGGCTAGGAATTGAACCTGACTGAGAATATCGGATATTTTTTTGTTGAGGGAGATCACGTCCTCGCTCCAGAGCATTCGGCTATAGCGGATCTTTTGGAGATTCGAGAGCATCTGTGTGAAGATGGATTCTCCGTGGTGTTTGAGTTTGTAGTACAGACGGCAGAATGCCTGTTCTATATCCGGCGTATGATATGGTGGTGTAGGGCATGATGCAGCATTCTGGAAATGCGTATTGCAGACCCAATACATTTTATCGTTTGTAAATTTCCGCTTGAGCGACCGTCCGCAATTCGCACAGTACAGTTTTCTGCTGAACGGCTGGTTCGTTGAACCAATGTGTGCGTTTTTTCTTGATTGCAAAAGCGCCTGTACTCTATCAAATATTTCCACAGATACAATCGGCGGATTACTATCTGGCAGCAGATACATTTCTCGTTCACCGTGGTTCCTGACCTTTTTATGCGGGAATGTAGTTGTTGAATAGCTTTTCCCGACCATTGCTTTGCCAGCATATCGTTCATTTTTCAAAATGTAGTATATCGACGAGTCCTTCCATGTTCCCATTTCGTGTCCCGGCGGAATCTCCTGTTGGGACAGGGCGTCTGCAATTTCGTATCCATTTAGTCCATTTAGATACAGTTGAAAGATGGATCGAACGACCGCTGCTTCGTCTTCTTTTATAGACATTTTTCCTTCGTGCAGGGTAAAGCCATAGGGCGCTTTGCAAGTATTGAACTTGCCGCTCTCCATACGTTTTTGGTAACCCCACTGGACATTTCCTGAAATCGACTCGCTGCCTTTCTGGGCCAACGACGCCATGATCGCCGTGACCATCTCGCTGGACACCTTGCTTGTGTCGATGCCCTGTTCTTCGAACTGGACGCTGACGCCAAGCTCTTTGAGTTCCCGAACGGCTGCAAGGCAGTCCTTTGTATTTCGGGCGAACCTGGAGATGCTCTTGACCAGAATGCGGTCGATTTTTCCTTTCCGGCAATCCTGCATCATGCGCTGAAAATCTTCGCGCTTTTCAACCGACGTGCCGGTGATGCCCTCATCGGCGTAAATATCGACCATTTCCCAATCCGGATTACCGGAGATGAGTTCGGAATAGTATTGATTCTGGACGCGATAGGAATTAAGCTGATCTTCGCTGGAGGAACTGACGCGGGCATAGGCTGCGACGCGCAGCTTCCGCGCGACGATCTCATCGTGCGCCGGGATGACGATGACACGCTGCTGTTCCAGCGCAAGATTTCCGTTGGTCTGCTTCTTTGCCATGCCGTCCACCTCCCTCTGTAGCAACACACACTACTACAATATTTTCAGAATAGCTATGAACAAAACGGAGAAAAATCAAGCGTAAAGTGTGAAATTTGCACCAAGCTCGACAGCGATCCGCCGCGCGATCTTCTTGATGTCATTCTCAGAAAAACCGACCGTTCGGAGCGCTTTCAGGAGCTGGCAGATGCCTAAAAAATCAATGTTTGGATTCATAAGATTCTCCTTTAGCCACGGGGCGGCTCTGCAAACCGCAGAGCCGCCCCTGCTTTTGAAATTTTGATGCTTGCTCCTGTTCGACGCTTCTTCCCGGAGCCAAGGCAGCGGCTGAACGGCGGCTGGCGCCGCGCACGGGTCTGCACCCCTCCGAGGATCTCTCCGAGCTGCCCCCATTACGTTCCGTTGTGGCTGGGCAGGAGTACCATTGTCCGCGGATGAGGTCACGGCAAAACAGCTTGCCAAAGCTGCTTTTGGATGGATGGGTACCGCTCGTCACCTTGTTGGGCCGTCTTTATACAGAAAATCTGTACAGGTGGTCTTCGCGCATCCTCCGCATCGCTGTTCCATTTCTGGCTCATCCGCTTGATGTCATTTCAGTCGCTGGATATGTACTTTTCAAGCTGCATGAGGCGGACTGAAAATGTCCCCTCAATGCATAGGCCACGGGAACGGCTTTTTTATAAGGTCGTTTGAAAAATTTTTTTAATTTTTTTCATACGGATAGCAACTGCTGCCTGAGTACACCCCTATCTTCGTGCAAGTTCTTCTTGCCCATGTCCTTCGAGTGTGACATAGGTAAGCAATTCTAAGTCCTTTTTGTTTAATTTCATAATGGCGCGAAGTAATCGCGCATCCTCCAATGTGTCAATCCATGCATAACGGCCCGGAAATGCACTTTCATCAAAAGAAGCTGAAAGCGCCTCGTTTTTCCGAAACAGCGCAGACCGGCGCTCATCGTCTGGACTGTCAATTTCCAGTGGCGGCATTTGTGTCGCCCTGCGCTCATAAGCGCGGTTACGACAGAAGCAGTACCAGTCGTATTCATAAATCTTCTGTATTGCCGCTTCACTCATACCGGCATCTGTATATTCTTTTCGAAGGCGCAGCCATTCATGGTCAAATTTTGCTTTTTCCTGTGCGCAGTTGAATCCCATTACGGATTCCTCCAATCTTTTGAAATTTTGAGAAAACCAAAATTTCAAAAGCGGAGGCGCGCGGGGATGGATACAACTAACAGCTATCGGTGTACATCTGCCTTTTCCAGCAGATATGCACTGATAGCTGTTAGTTTTTACATCTGATAGTGTATGCCGTACATATATGGGGTTCTTGTCGCATCCTGCAGCAGTTTTTTGGGTCAAAAGCCATGCTACAGTATGCTGGTTAGCTGATCACCGCAAGAAGCGGCGTTGCCGCTTCCATATCCCCACAGAACGCATAAAACACTCCATTCCCAGCGGAAATGGAGTGCCTAGGGTCATACAGGTAGACTCCCAACTCCGCCGTTTTTTTATATGGCGGAAACGGGAGTATCCTTTATATACTCTATTGGTGGCCATATTTCGCCACCTATAGAACATTTTCTAGTTGGGTTATTTCATGTAGAATATCGTCGACGGAGGTGATCTATCGGTGGTAGAATTACATGAGCCGGTTTCCGAGCGAATCGGCAAAATCCTGCGGGAAAACCGCGAAGCGCAGGGACTGACCCGGCAGCAGCTTTCTGAAAAAAGTACAGTTAGTGACCGACAGATCTCCGCGATCGAGTTGGGCGAAAAGGGACCGAGCATGAACTCGTTGGAACTGCTTCTGCGCAGTCTCGGCCTTTCTGCCGATCAGATATTTTACCCGGAGCTGACCGAAAAAGATCCGATGCTGACGCAGATCACGCATCTGGCCGCATCCTGCACGGAGCAGCAAAAGCGAATGGTCGTTAGATTCATTCGTATGCTTCAGGATGAAGAATACGGGGACTAAAAATAGCGGTGTTCGCTGGAACACCGCTATTTCTCTGCTTCTCTGATATATCGTTTTACAACTTGTAACAATTCTTGTGCAAGAAGCTGTTCGGAAGTGGCGTTCAGCAAGGTTTGCACCATTTCATATTCCACAACGCCCTCCAGTAGCGTATCTACCGATACATGGAACGCATTTGCTAATCTAAGGCAAAGCGTCAAGTTCGGGCGTGCCTCGCCGCGCTCAATCTTGGATACTCGTTTTTGATCGGCCCCAATACGCGCTGCCAATTCATCCTGCGTAAGGTGGCACCGCTTTCGTAGCTTCCGGACATTCTTTCCAAGCTGAACATATAACAAATGATCTGAGTGTACGTATTCTTCTTTGTATTTCGTCATCTGTTACCATTAGTTTGTCATATT